ATTTATATTTAACTTACTTAGAACTAAAGAAATGGGACCTGGTTCACCTGAAACAGCACAATCAGGAGCATCTGATACTGTAACTGAACTTGATCAATCCACTCTTATCAATATGGCTCAATCTAAACATCCTTCTGAAGATTTAGATAGAGAATTAGGTACAAGATTATCTAAAAGATATACTTTTCCAATGGGATATAATGAAGATTTTATAGAAAAAACAATTACAAACGTAAAACCACAAGATTCTAAATTTAATGAACCTTTGTATCAAGAAAATTTAGAAGATGCTTATAATGATCTTATTCGAATGAATAGAACATCTTTAGGAGGTATCAAAGCAGACACACCACAAAAGAAATGGGATGTTGTTTATGGTGCTTTATCTCGTTTTAATCCTAATGATATTAAATTCTTTGTTGAAACATGGGAAAGTGGTGATACACCTGAAGGAAAACCTTATTACGATACTATTATGAGTTTAGAAAACAAATTTGATGTACCTATTAACTGGATACCTAGCCCAAATAGTTTATACACAATAATAGACGCTTTAGATAAAAAGTTTAGTAAATAATAGACCCGTGCCCCATACATAACGCTCAACCCCGTAAGGTTGAGCTTTTTTTATATATTTATATACATGAGTCAAGCAAACATTAAAGAAATAATCAAGGCGGAATACATTAAATGTGCTACCGATCCTGTACACTTCTTTAGAAAATATTGTTATATCACTCACCCAATTAAAGGTAGAGTACTATTTCATTTATATCCATTTCAAGAAGAAGTATTAAATGATTTTAGAAGTAATAGATTTAGTATTATAAATAAATCAAGACAGTTAGGCATTTCAACTTTATCTGCAGGTTTTGCTCTTTGGACAATGTTGTTCCAGAAAGATAAAACTGTATTGTGTATTGCAACAAAGCAAGAAACAGCTAAAGGAATGGTAGAGAAAGTACAATTTATGTACAATTCATTACCTTCTTGGTTAAGAGGCAATCAAAAACCAATATCTGATAATAAACTTTCATTAAAATTAGCTAATAACTCTCAGATAGTTGCTACATCAGCAGCATCAGATGCAGGTAGATCGTACGCAGTTTCGTTACTTATTGTGGATGAGGCCGCGTTTATTGAAGGAATTGATAGAATCTATACGAGTATTAAACCAACTATTGCAACGGGTGGAGGAATTATAGCATTATCTTCTCCAAATGGTGTAGGTAACTGGTTCCATAAAATGTTTACTGAAGCTGAAGTTGGAAAGAACGAATTTAAAGCAATTAAATTAAAATGGGATTTACATCCTGATAGAGACGAAAAGTGGGAAACTACAGAACGTGCAAATATGTCACCTCGTGAGTTTGCCCAAGAGTATGATTGTGACTTTTTAGGATCTGGTAACTCAGTTGTTGAACCTGATATATTATCATTTTATGAAGAAACTTTTATCACCGATCCTATTGAGCGCCGCTTTATGGGTGGCGATTTTTGGATTTGGTCTTATCCTGATTATAGTAAGCAGTATGTTGTTTGCGCTGACGTTGCTCGCGGTGACAGTTCGGACTACTCGGCATTTCATGTCATCGATGCAGTATCGCTTGAACAAGTGGCTGAATACAAATCGCACGTGGATACTCGCACTTATGGAAATATGTTGGTATCTGTTGCTACTGAGTATAATAATGCGTTATTGGTCGTGGAAAACGCCAACGTTGGGTGGGATGTTATTAACACAATAATAGAAAAAGGATATCCTAACACTTATTATTCACCTCGTGCTTATGGTGAAATGCAAATGGATAAATGGATGGCTAAAATGGAATCTGAACAAACAGTTCCTGGATTTACTACATCAGCTAAGACAAGACCACTTGTTATCTCAAAGATGGAGGCGTATATTCGAGATAGACAATTTACCTTTCATTCAAAACGTTTATTAGAAGAATTGCGTGTATTCATTTGGATGAATGGTAAAGCACAAGCTCAAAATGGATATAATGATGACTTGGTAATGTCATTAGGTATGGGATTATTTGTAAGAGATACCGCAATGAAATTTTACCAACAGAGCATGGAGTTAAGCAGAGCATCAGTTGATGGAATTGTTCGTACTACTTCACCTGCTGACTTTACATCACCAGGTACTGCAATTAATCCATATCAGATAGATTTGGGTAATGGTACTGTCGAAGATGTGACATGGGTATTAGGTTGATAAATATTTATTATTGTACAAAAACATAAAAAATGGCTGAAAACAACACTGGCCTCTTTAGTAGATTAACAAGACTTTTTAGCACTGATGTTATCATCAGGAATGTTGGAGGTAATCAATTAAAAACAATTGATGTAGATAGAATACAAGCCTATGGTAATGTAAAAACAAATGCATTAATAGATAGATTTACTAAATTGCATAGATATGGGGCTAATATGCCTTATAATCCAACGATTAATTACCAAACTTTACGTATTCAATTATATACTGACTATGAGGCAATGGATACTGAATCTATCATTGCTTCTGCTTTAGATATTATTGCCGATGAATCAACATTAAAGAACGAAGCTGGAGAGGTAGTACAAATTAGAAGCGCTGACGAAAATATTCAACGCATATTATATAATTTATTTTACGATATTTTAAATATTGAATTTAATTTATGGTTATGGATTAGAAACATGTGTAAGTATGGTGATTTCTATTTACATTTAGAAATTGCTGAAAAATTTGGTGTGTACTCAGTAGTACCTTTATCTGTTTACGACATGATTCGTGAAGAAGGTCAAGATCCACAAAACCCATCTTATGTATGTTTTAGAATTGAACCATCAGTAATAGCTGCTGGCGGTATCAATACGCGTTTAAAAGATAAAGATGGTAAAATTAAATTTGAAAACTATGAAGTAGCTCATTTTAGACTATTAACTGACGCTAACTACTTACCTTACGGGCGTTCATACATTGAGCCTGCTCGTAAAACTTATAAACAATATGTTTTGATGAAAGATGCAATGTTATTGCATCGTATTACACGTGCCCCAGAAAAACGTGTATTCAACATTAATGTTGGTAATATACCACCACATGAAGTTGATGGATATATGCAGAAGTTAATTCAAAAAATGAAGAAAACTCCATACATCGATCCACAAACAGGTGAGTATAACTTAAAGTACAACATGCAGAACTTAATGGAGGATTTCTACATTCCTACACGTGGTGGTGATTCTGCAACTAAAATTGATACATTAAAAGGATTAGAATATAATGCAATTGATGACGTTAATTTCTTGCGTGATGAGATGTTAGCTGCATTAAAGGTACCTAAAGCATTCTTTGGATTTGAAAAAGATTTACAAGGTAAAGCTACATTAGCTGCTGAAGATATCAGATTTGCTCGCACAGTTGAACGTATTCAACGTATTGTCTTATCAGAATTATATAAGATTGCATTAGTACACTTGTATACTCAAGGATATGATGGTGCTGAATTGACTAATTTTGAGTTAAATTTAACTACTCCATCAGTAATCTATGAACAAGAAAAAGTAGCATTATGGAAGGAAAAAGTTGATTTAGCTAAACAAATGCAAGATACAAACTTAATACCTTCTGATTATATCTACCATGATATATTCCAATTCAGCGAAGATCAATATGATGAAATGCGTGATTTAGTACTTGAAGACAAAATGCGTGCTTTCAGATTAGGTCAAGTTGAAAATGAAGGTAATGATCCAGCTAAATCTGGTAAATCATACGGTACTCCACATGACTTAGCTTCATTGTATGGTAAAGGCAGATCAGGAATGGACGTAAATGGACCTGTTCCTGGTGGATATGATGAAAAACGTCCAATTGGTCGCCCTGAAGAAAAAACATCTATTGTAGGTACTCAAAAAGACCCATTAGGTAAAGATAGATTAGGTAGTAAAGAAAATGGTACATTGTATACTGCAAATCAACCTGAAGAAGGTAGTGGAACTCCTAAAGCAATGTTTGAACTTAAAAAGAATAAAGGATTATTTGAAGGTTTTAGCATTCCACGTAAAGAAATAGTATTTGGACCTGACCAAGAACCATCATTACTTAACGAAAATAATATCAAGGGCATATAATAACTACATATTTATAGGTAGTGCATACTATACACTATGAAAATTAAACACAGCAAATATAAAAATACTGGTATCTTATTTGAATTATTAGTGCGTCAAATTGCATCAGACACTGTGTCTGGTAAAGATTCTGCCGCTATCGGTATTGTAAAAAAATTCTTTGGTAAAACTGAATTAACTAAAGAGCATAAATTATATCAAGCATTAATTACATCTAAAGCATTAACTGAAGGTAAAGCTGAATCATTAATCAACTCAGTACTTGAAATTTCTTCACGTTTGAATAAAACGGCTTTACGTAAGGAAAAATATAATTTAATTAAAGAAATTCGTAATCATTACGATATCGAAGTGTTCTTTAAAGCAAAAATCAGTAACTATTCACAGTATGCCGCTGTGTCTAATTTAATTGAAGCTCATGGATCATTAGAATTCATTGAGCCTTCTCAAGTTATTGATAATAAAGTAACATTACTTGAACACATTACTCGTAAAGAAGTTAATGTTGAAGAAGTAAAAGATCGCGTATTAGAAGAGTACAGTAAAATGGATACTGGTACACGTATCTTAGCATATAAAATGTTATTAGAAAAATTTAATGAAAAATATTCTACATTATCTAACGCTCAAAAATCAGTATTAAAAGAATACATTAATAATGTTACTAATACTGTTAAATTAAGAGAATTTGTTAATGAACAATATTCTACTATTAAAAAAACTTTAACTGAATTAACTCCATTAGTAGCTGATAAAACAGTTCAAATTAAATTGACTGAAGTTATTAATTTATTAAATCCATTGGATAAAAATCAAAATGTAAAAGATGAAAATATAATTTCACTTTTGCAATACCATCAATTGATAGCAGAGTTAAAAGCCGTTAAATAGTGGATAAACTAAAAGAATATATTAAGACCCTAGTACGCGAATTGATAGATGAAGAATCTACATCAGCTGATGCGGGTCCTTATTCTACTCCGTTTGCTTTTTCTAAAGGAAAAGGACAAAATAATGCTACTAAATATGCATTAAAATTAGGATATAAATTAGCAGGAGGAATGCCTAAAAATTCCAAAGTGCTTGATTATAAAGAATTATGGAAAGGTAAAAAATCATCAATGAACGAAACATTAGAACAAATTATTAAACAAGAGTTGCTAAATGAAGCAACTTATAATCAGTTTAAAAAAGAAGTTAAATTTAGAACTAAAGCTGAACAATTGCATAAAGCAATGCGTGAAGTAAAGAAAAAAATTAACGAAATTGATCGTATTGTTGATTATACTCAACGTATGAAACAAGAATTGAGCGAAGGTGATGGTGTACAATATTGGGGTAGAACAGAAAAAGCTGTTGCTCAAATTTCTGAAATGGTAAATCATTTAAATAATAAAATAAATAACCTTAAACAGTAATGGCAAAAGCAAAAGGTAAATCGGCTTCTTCAGCTAAAGTAACATTTGGTAAAAGAAAAACAGGACCTGGTTCTGGACAAAAATCTTATAACAAACATACTCCTAAGCCAAAAGCTTATAGAGGACAAGGAAGATAATAATATGAAAAGTATAAAACAACAGTACATCGATTTAAAAGAAGGTAGAATGTCACAAGGTAACTTCATGAGAAGTTTACGTATGACTATGCCTCAATATGTAACTAATGTAACATCATTTAATGATGCAGTTAAAATCCTTAAAAACAAAGGTATATTAACTGAATCAATTAATTTTGATAATTTTGATGAAGTAAAAGTTTTATCTAAAGACGAGTTTGAACAACCAGAAGAATCTAATGATGAGGATGCTGAGTTTGATGCTATGTTAAAGCAACTTGAAGATGAAATGGCTGGTGAAAGAGCTGTTAAGTCTGATGTTTTAGATGAGCCATTAGAAGAAATTAACGAAGCAAAATATAAAAAACCTGATTTACATCCAAACCAAATCCACCCAGGTGAATTAAGAATGGGTATTAGAGTTGAAATGGAACATACAGATGATGTTGAAAAAGCTAAAAAAATTGCTTTAGATCATTTAGCGGAAAATCCATTCTATTATACAGCTTTAAAATTATCTGGTATTGAGTCTCCTTCAAAACCAAAAGAAAAAGCTAAAAAAGAAGTTAAGGCTAAGAAGAAAAAAGAAACAGTTGAGTTAGTTGATAAAGCTAATCAAATGCAAAAGGTTAAAATGCCTAAAGTAGTTAAAGAAGCTATGGAAGTTAATCCACAAGGTAATTTACAACCAGCTGGGTTCCCATCAGCACCTGATGTAGACAGAATACTTAAATTTATGAAAGCAAATAAAACTTTTGTAAGTTTAATTAAAAGTCTTAACAGTCTTAAAGAATTTACTGATTTCTTTAGAGAATTATTACAACTTACAGATCCAGAATTAGATGCTTTAAAAGTATCTGATACTCAATTACAAAGTATATTTAGAAAAGCTGTATTAGATAAAAGAAAAGAAGAAGATGTTCCTAATCAAATATTTTCTAAAAACGCTAACATTCAAACAGGTTTAAATAAAATTAAAGAGGCTGAAACACCACAAGAAGATAAAATTGAAATGGAATTAGCAGCAGCTTTATCTCAAAATCCTACATTAAAAAGAATTTTACAAAAAGTAGATTTACCTACTGAAATAGATGGTACTATTAAAGCTCTTTTAGATAGAACTAATCTTAAAAATATTCCTGACCAAATGATTTTAGCTGCTTTAAGAAAAGTACTAAATGATCAACCAGGCCCTTCATTTACAGCACAATATGCTGATAATGCTAATATTGGTAAACCTAATCCTGAATTAGGTAAAACATTAAAAGAAAAATTAACTTTAATGGTACGTGAAATGTTAGCAGAAGAAAAACCGTCAAAAAAAAAGGCAGCTAGTGAAATAACAGCTAAAGCTATAGATGTTATTGATGATTATAACGAAGGTGAAGGTAAAGAATATAAGAAAAAGTGGTTAGAAGATGCATTTGATTCATATGAAGATAAAGTAGGCTATCGTTTTGATGATAGCGTATTTGAAGATGTAATCGATATGTTAAAAGCAAAAGGCTATACAATGTCTATAAAAGAAACATTTGATGGTCGTGATAATTTAACTGATATTACAGACGATACAAAATAATAAAAATGAAACAATTATTAATAGATCATACCCCATTCCACATTGCTAAATTAAGCTTATCTGAGTCTAAAATGACACCAGGTGGAAGAATGCGTATTAAGGGCAAATTACAAGAATCTGAAGTAAAAAATGGTAATGGCCGTGTTTATCCTAAAGAAGTATTACAACGTGAAGTTGAAAAATATTTAGAAGGACCTATCAAAACTAATACTGCTATGGGTGAGTTAGATCATCCTGAATCTACAATTGTTAATTTAAACAATGTATCTCATATCATTAAAAAAGTTTGGTGGGATGGTAATGACTTAATGGGTGAGTTAGAATTATTAAATACCCCATCAGGTAAAATTGCTCAAGAAATTGTATCAGCTGGTATCCCATTAGGTATCTCATCAAGAGGTATGGGTTCTGTTAAACAAATTGGCGAAACAGTTGAAGTACAAGACGATTTTGAACTATTGTGTTGGGATCTAGTATCAGTTCCATCAACTCCAGGTGCCTATATGAAATTATCTGAAGGAAAACAAGCACAACTTAGTGCAGACTATAGTAAAGTTAATAGTTTAATTACAGAAATTATTTGTACTACAACAGGAGCTTGTCCTCTTTGCTAGAAAGGATCGCGTTTTGACGTATCTACATATATTTATGGGTAGCCTACAATAGCTACCCACTTTACATTTATGGTAGCTCGGTATTAATAAATCCCACTATTAAGCTTGATTTAATAAGCTTACTTCCAAAATTAAATTTAAGGAGAAACAACAAATGAGTAACAAAGACTTATTCAAAGAGGCTATCGCCGACGCTAAAGCCGTTCGCGAAGCTGCGTTAGCAAACGCAAAAGCTGCTCTTGAAGAAGCTCTAACTCCAAAATTACAATCTATGATTGCTGCAAAATTGCAAGAAATGGAAAGTGATGAAGATGAAGAGAAGCTTGAAGAAGTAGATTTCATCTCCGCTAATGACAGAAGCAATGATTCTGATATGATCAGAAAAAGAGCTATTGACGCAGGTCAAATGTCAGAAGGTGAAGAAGAATTAGAAGAAGATTTTGATTTATCTGCTATTTTAGCTGAATTAGATGCTGAAGATTCAGTAAATGAAGCTAAAGAAGAAGATGAAGAAAAAGACGAAATTAAAGAAGCTGAAGAAGAAGAAGTAGAAGAAGAAGAAGAAACTGAAGACGAAGAGTCTGAAGAAGAAACTGAAGGACCTACTGAAGACGAATCAGAAAGCGAAGACAAAATTACAGACTTAACAGTTGACGAGTTAAAAGATATCATTAAAGATATCATCTCAGCTGAAATGGGTGCTGAAGCGGGCATGGAAATGGGCGCTGAAGACGAAATGGCAGATATGGGTGATATGGGTGGTGAAGAAATGGCAGTTGACATGGGTGCTGAAGAAGAAATCGCTGAAGAAAATGATTTAGACGAAGTTGACTTAGAAGAATTATTAGCTGAATTAGATGCTTTAGATGAAGTTGAAGAAACTGAATCTTTAAATGAATCTGCAATCGCTGATGTATTAACAGCATTAGCTGGCGTAGCAGGAATGGGATTAACAGGTGCTGCTATTATGAAAGCTCAAGATCTTTTAAAACAAAAGAATCCAGAATTGTATTCAAAATTACAAAACGTTCGTACTTCAATGTCAAAACAAGGAGTAGGAATGGATATGGAAGAAGCTAAAGAAGAAAAAGACGAAATGAAAGAAGCGATTGAAACAATCGAAACATTACGTGCTGAATTACATGAGCAAAACTTATTAAACGCTAAGTTATTGTATGTAAACAAAATCTTCAAAGCTAAAAACTTAACTGAATCTCAAAAAGTAAAAGTAATTGCTTCATTCGACAAAGCAACTACACCTGCTCAAGCTAAAGAATTATTTGAATCTATTCAAAATTCTAATTTAGGCGCTTCTAAGAAAGCATCTATTAAAGAATCAATCGGATTCGCTTCTAAAGCAGCTGGTATTGCTCCTAAAAAAGTAATAGTTGAATCAAATGATGTTATTGCTCGTATGCAAAAACTTGCAAACATTAAAACAAACTAAATTTAAATTAAAAACAAACTCGTTTAAAAATGAACGTACAACAATTATTAGAATCATCTAACCAGTTTAAAACTGTACAAGATGACGCAAAAAAGTTGAGCACAAAATGGGCTCAATCAGGCCTTTTAGAAGGTCTTAAAGGCGAGACTGAAAAGAATTCAATCGCTATGTTGTTAGAAAACCAAGCTAAGCAATTGATCGTAGAATCAAGCACAACTGGTGGAACTAACTCAATGCAAGGTGGTGGCTACAACTCAGAAAACTGGGCTGGTGTTGCTTTACCA